TAAATACTGTGGCGTCTAATCTTTCTAGCGTAAATAGTTTTGCAGCTACCTATCGTATTGGATCTTCTGATCCAACAACTAGCCTTGATGAGGGTGATTTATTTTACAATACAACAAGCAACGTACTTAAAGTATACAACGGCTCCGCTTGGGAAGCAGGTGTAACGGCAGGTTCTGGGTTCTTAGCTCTAACTGGTGGTACACTTACTGGCGATGTAATCTTTGGTGACAACGACAAAGCCATCTTTGGCGCAGGGTCTGACCTACAGATTTACCATGATGGGTCTAATAGTTATATCAGTGACCAAGGTACAGGCAATCTTCGTGTTTTAGCTACCAACTTTAATGTAAAAGATGCAACTGGAACAAGGGATTTGTTCTATGCGCAAGATGGCGGTTTAACAAAGATTTATTATAATGGCCTTGACCGTATAGAAACCACCTCCACAGGTATTGACGTAACTGGCACTCTTACGTCTTCTGATAGTTTAGTCGTTGGAGCTTCGTCAACTGTTACTGTTTTTGAGGCAACTGGCTCAAAGAATGACCAATGGGCAGGGAAGTTTACTAATACAAACAGTGGCGGCTTTGGAGTTTTAGCTATTACGGCAGGGTCTACCGCAAACGAAAAAGCATTTGAGGTTCGCAAGAACACGTCTGACACTGCAATGCTCATAGATGGTCTTGGCAATGTTGGCATTGGGACGACAGCCCCACATGATGACGGAGCAAACTTTAGTACGCTTACGCTTAATGGTGCAAAAGGTGGTAGCATAGTTTTCTCAGATGATGATGTTAATCAACATCAAATTTTTACAACAGATGATGCTTCTCTTAGATTTGCTCGTGGCTCAGCTTTAAGCAGTGAATCTATGCGCATCGACAGCAGCGGTAACTTGCTGGTGGGTGTCTCTAGCAGTTCCGCTAATATGGCAGGTGTTGAGATTGCTAGTAATGGGCAGCTATACGCCTCAACATCAAGTTCATCTGGTCACTTCTTTAATAGGCAATCCACAGATGGCGACATTGTATCGTTCCGCAAAGACGGCTCCACTGTGGGGAGTATTGGTATTGAGTCCACTGGTTTTGTTTTAGATGGAGAAGGAAGCCATGCAGGACTTAAAATGTTTGCATCAGCCATTGGCTCAAGACAAAACGGTAGTGATGTAGATGCTACTATTGATTTAGGTTTTTCGGGAGGACGCTTTAAAGACCTCTACCTCGGTGGCGGTGTTGTAGACACAACAACTACAGTATCTTACGCATCTTCTATAGCTCTTACCTATGACAATGGTGCAATACAGACAGTCACTCTCACAGGCAACGTGACGTTTACTGATAGCTTGGCAGATGGTGAAGCTATTGTGCTTATGCTTAATGCAGGTGCATCGCATACTGTAACTTGGACGGCTGTTAATTATTGGGTTTCATCAGGTGGTAATGCTGCACCAACCTTAACTGCTAAAGACACAATCGTTCTTTGGAAAATTGGATCAGATGTATATGCGGCATACGCAGGATCATTTGCATAAGGAGTAAAAATGGCGATTACATACACTTGGACTATACCCACAGTTGAGCGTAACTTATCAGATGGTGGTATTACTGTTATTCATTGGCGTTGTACTGGTACAGAAACAGTAGGGTCTGGCGATGATGCTGTAACCTACACTGCGTCTAACTATGGCACAACAGGCCACACACCAGATGCTGATGCTGCCGACTTCATTGCATATGACGATGTGACTGAGGCTAACTGCATCGCGTGGGCGCAAGCTGCGCTAGATCAGGACGCAATTGAAGCAGCTATTGCTGATAACATTGGCGTTCAGAAAACACCAACCACAGGCTCGGGGACACCTTGGGCTGCATAACTTAACGAAAGGAGATCAACATGGTTAAAGATAAAAAGACCATAAAGATTGACGATATAGAATACACAGAAGATCAACTAACAGATGAAGCAAAAGCTTGTATAAATCACATTGGGTCTTTGGATCAAAAGATAGGAAGCACACAGTTTAATCTAACTCAGTTGCAAGTAGGCCGTGAGGCTTTTGTACAAAGACTAAAGGCAGAACTAGAGGAAGCTAATAATGGCGAAGCTAGCTAAGTTTCTACAGGCGGTTGCAGGTGCAGCAGGTGGCGCAGGTCTTGATGTAGATGATGTGTTTAGCACTTTTTTGTATGACGGTACTGGTGCTACACAAACAATTACCAACAACATTGATTTGAGTGGCGAAGGTGGTTTGGTTTGGACTAAACGTAGGGATTCGTCAGGTGACCATGTTCTTTATGACACTGAAAGAGGTGTTTCTGGAAACGATGCCCTTCGTGCCAATACAAATGGTGCAGCATTTTCTGGGAGTATGTCATCATTTAACAACAATGGATTTACATTAGATAGTAACACTGCATCAAATACTTCTGGCGCAGAAATGTTATCTTTTTCATTTAGAAAAGCAGAAAATTTTTTTACGATTGTAGAGTGGACAGGAAATGGAAATAGTACCCAGACAATAGCACATGATCTTGGCGCAACACCAGATTTAATTATTACAAAAAACAAAACCTTTGGAAGCGGAGTTATAAGTTGGTGGACACCAACAAGAAGAAGATTTCAACTAGATCACGAAAATGCAAGCAATGCTGCTGCTACATATGATGAAGGCTCTGTTACCTCAAGAGACAGCACAAACTTTTACGTTAGTCTGCAAGGTAGTGGCTATAGTGCAGGGCGTAATGGCGATACATTTGTTTCTTATCTTTTTGCAGGGCATGATGGTGATGGAACTTTTGGTGCAGACTCTGATCAAGATATTGTAAAAATTGGTCAATACACTGGTGACGGAACAACTGACGGTTCAAACACTATAAACCTTGGATTTGAGCCTCAACTGCTATTTATAAAAAATATCTCCGACAGCCAAGAGCCACGAATGTTTAATAACATGTCAGGTTTTGGAGTCGATAAATCTGTAGCTGTTAGATATACTGACACTACAGCAGAAAGTACAATAAATGTTTGCACAACTAGTACTGGATTTGCATTAAAAAACTCTAGTACTGGAGTTAATGCAAACGGTAACCTATATGCTTATTTTGCAATCAGACGTGGCCCACTCGCAGAGCCTACAAGTGCGACTGATGTGTTTGCTATTGCGACTAGGGATGGCACAGAGCCTAGCTTTGATAGCAGTTTCCCTGTTGATTTTGCATTAACTAGGACGGTTAATACTGCTGATAATTGGTGGGCAGCATCACGGTTAAATCAAGGTAATTACCTGCAAACAAACCGTACAAATGCAGAAGCAAGCGCAAGTTCTTTGCAGTTTGATTACATGGATGGATGGAACTCAAACACTGGAGCAAACTCAAACTTATATGCTTGGATGTGGAAACGTGCACCCTCGTATTTCGATGTGGTTTGTTATGACGGAGATGCAACATCCGCAGGGCAATCAAGAACAATATCGCACAATCTTGGTGCAGTTCCAGAAATGATGTGGATTAAATGCCGTAGCTTTGCAGAGAATTGGGCTGTGTATCATTCTGGAATTGGCGCAACAAAGTATTTAAATTTAAATGGTACTGCGGCAGCCGCAACAAGTGGCAATTGGTGGAGAAATACAGCCCCTACGGACAGTGTATTTACCATAGGTCATCAAGACGATGTTAATGCAAACGGTGAAACTCACATAGCCTACCTCTTTGCGACAGTCGCAGGTGTATCTAAGGTAGGAAGCTTTAGCCATACTTTTGGGTCTGCAACAAATGTAGACTGTGGGTTTTCTAACGGAAGCCGTTTTGTTTTACTTAAACGTACTGACAGCACAGGTAATTGGGAGGTGTATGACACAGAACGTGGGCTTGTTTCTGGTAATGATAGTCTATTAAGGCTCAATACCACTGATGATCAAAGCGTAGGCCATGATGCTATTGACCCACTCTCTTCTGGTTTTTCTATTCCATCATCAGGTTTAGATACTGGTAACTACATCTTCTACGCAATCGCATAATCAACTGACGAAAGGAGTATCAACTTATGTCAGAATACAGAGAACGAACAACAGGTGAAGTTAAAACGCAAGGGCAATGGAGAGCAGACTTTCCAAATATGTCTCTTCCAAAAGTGTGGACTAGCAATGTCTGTGATGCAATGAATATTGATCCAGTATTGCCAAGTCCTCCTTCTACAACAACAGCATATCAAACAAGTGTGCGTGATGGTGTAGAACAAGATGCAAACGGCAACTGGGTTGAGAAATATGTTGCTAGAGACATGTTTGCTGATACGACTGAGGATGGCGTTACGACTACCAAAGCAGAGCACGAAGCTGCATATCAGGCAACGCTAGATGCAAGAACAGCCGAAGGTCACAGAGCCACACGTAACAAACTTTTAGCTGATACTGATTGGACGCAAATGAATGACAGTCCGTTGGCTAACGATGTTAAGACACAATGGGCCACCTATCGGCAAGAGCTAAGAGATATGTCTGATTTAGATGCGTGGCCGAATTTGTCGGATGAAGACTGGCCTGTGTCTCCATGATGGAAAAAGCTGCTATCATAATTGCTATTTCTGTGCAGTTTGGTGGCCTTGTTTGGTATGTCAGCACACTTGATAATAGTGTTGAAGTCAATGCTAGAGAGATAGCTAGACATGAGATTAGTATAAATAAACTAGAAGATACTGCTCAGTCTCAAGCTTTAATGTCAGCTAGAATAGATGAGAATATAAAAGCTATTCGTGAAACTTTGGAGAAAATGGCGGCTGAGTAATGGACCCAGTTTCATGTGTAGCTTTAGCAACAGGTGCGTATAAAACACTCAAGGCTGCGATAAGCACAGGAAAAGATATTCAAGAAATGACAGGAACTTTGTCTCAATGGGGCAAGGCTTTTTCTGATTTTACTAATCTTGAAGAAAGAGAAAAAAACCCTCCGTTTTGGAAGAAAACATTTAAAGGTTCTGATGAAGAGACTGCTCTTGAGATCTTTGCTAACAAAAAGAAAATGGAACAAATGCGTGAGGAGATTAAGGATCATATTTCTTGGAACTATGGACCTGCTGCTTGGAAGGAAGTCCTTGCAATAGAAGCTCAGATGCGTAGGCGTAGGAAAGAAGAGCTATACAAAAAACAAGAACGTATAGATGCAGCAATTAATTTTAGTATTGGTGCAATTATTTTTTTAATTAGTGGCGGCATACTGTTTTTGATATTTTATTTTATTGGTAAATATCAGGGGCGATGGTAGTTGAGAGGAATGGTAGATACACTGTATATGACAAACAAGGTAAGGTTGTTATCATTACAAGAGAAAGTAATATAGCTAAACATTATGAGGATAAGATAAATGGCACACACAATAGTTGATGATTGGAAGATAATACCGAGGCTAATGATGCTAGCTGTAACTGTTCTTACATATCAAGCTGTTCATTGGTACATGGCATTGCCTTCTCCAAGCTTAGAGCAATCTGGATTAGTGTCCGTTTGCATGGGTGCATTGACAGGATGTTTTGGTATTTGGATGTCAAAAGAATCTGCAACAACAAAGGGAGGTAGCAATGCTACAATCACTGATAGGTCCGATCACTGAGCTAGCAGGTGGTTGGCTCAAAGGTAAAGCAGATGCACAGGCGGCTGCTGCTAATTTAAAGCTAGTCGAGGCCGAGGCCAAAGCAACCATCATGAAGTCTGCTGCTACGAGCGAGGCTGAGTGGGAGAAACTCATGGCGCAGGGAACGATGAACTCGTGGAAAGACGAATATCTCGTTCTACTTTTCTCTATCCCACTTATTTTAGTGTTTACCGGTGAATGGGGGCGTAACGTTGTTGCAGAGGGCTTTACAGCGTTGGAACAGATGCCTGAGTGGTATCAGTATACATTAGGTGTTATCGTAGCCAGTAGCTTTGCTGTGCGTTCTGCTACTAAGTTTTTTAAAAGGAAGTAAAATGGGATTTGAATTATCAAAGAGAAGTAACAACAGACTAAACACTGTTGATCCTCGTATGCAGTATGTTGTTCGAGAAGCGATCAAGCTAACCAAGATTGACTTCGGAGTGATATGCGGCAAACGAACTGAAGCAGAACAGCGCAAACTAGTTGAATCTGGTGCAAGTCAAACAATGAAAAGCAAACACCTTGATGGAATAGCCGTTGACCTTATGGCTTACGTAGGGTCAAGAGCCAGTTGGGAACTCAATCTATATGATGATATTGCTGACGCAATGGCTAAAGCTGCACGTAAGTTTGACATCGGTGTATGTTGGGGCGCTGCATGGGCAACACCATCTGATCCATACCCAATGGACATATCCAAATGGGATGGGTCAATGGAAGATGCAATGAACGCATACGTTGACTTGAGAAGATCACAAGGACGCAGACCATTCATTGATGGACCACACTTCGAATTGATAATCTAAGTATTATCTGGATCTGTGCTCATTGAATCTATGCCACGCTGTATCATGTCTTTGTTCATGGCGTGGCATACATCTAATAGTTCCATGTAAGCTTTGAGAAAGTGCTCCATTTCTTTGTTGCCAATCATCCATCGATCATGTGGCAAGCCTCTGTGTGCTCTTTCAATAATTTTATTTGCGGTCTTGAAGTAATCAGGTAGTTCCATGTCTCTCATTCCAATGTAATATTCTATGACAATTGGGACAGAGTGGTATACACTTTGCTGCTTCTTTGTAAGCTCGAGCGTACTGTCCCTTATTTACAAACGTGCTTACTTCAGCTTCTTTTTTTGAGTCACCTCTATGGTGGAAGTCAATCAAAGCAGGATGCTGTATACCACAATGTTGACAACTAAGTGAAGCTTTAAATGCTAACCAAGCATCATGTCGCTTTCTTTTATTTTTTTTATTTGCTTCAATAACTTTTTCTCTATTGCGTCGATACCATTTACGTCCGTACTGACGTTGGTATTCTTTTCTTTTTTCTAAATCTTTAAGTGGCATCTTTTGGTCTAGGCATTGGCTTGACCAACTGCTTTGAAAGAAGTGGTGTGCGTTGGCAAGTCATCATTATTTTTTTACCGTAGGTGTCCATTAGTTCAAAGTATATACCATCTAGTATACCTCTGTTCATAGCAGAGTAACATTGTTCTTCGCTTGGGAAGAGAATACTTGTTGACATCCTCTCTCCCTCAACCCAGTAATGAATAACAAGAAAGGTCCAGAATAAATTTATCATTGCATTTCCCAAGGTGCTGTTGATAGTGTAACTGTTTTCTTTCTGTACACTGTATCACACTTTGTCATTTCTTCCCCATACTTTTTCTTGAATGATATTCCGTGGTAGTGTGCAAAGCGTCTAAGCTTGTCTTTGTCCATACCAATCTTTCTTGCTGTCTCTGCGACAGTGTGCTTGCTGCTGAACTTTAGTATTAGTTCTTTTACTTCACGCTCATGGCGTACTTTCATTTGTGCATATGTTTCCATTTATACCTCCTGATAAAAAGACCTCCCCGAAGGGAGGCCAGTTGTGTCAACTAGTAGGGAACGGAGAAGAAAACCTACTAAGCGTGACTGCTATTAGAATGGGATCTCATCATGTCCTACTGATGATTTACCCTCTGAGTATTGACCCTTATCCAACTTGTCAGACACAGCGAAAGACATATACGGTTTATCGTCCTTCATTTTCTTCCAAGCTGCAAGTCTTTTATTATCAAAGAGTGGTCCAGTGTAATCTGGTGAACCCTCTTTTGCACCTTCATTCTGAAACAAGACACCAACTTTCTGATATATTTCAACCACTTGTTTACCATCTTTTGTTTCATCCATAACACAAGTAACCTTCATGTCAGTACCATCACTGTTGATCTTACCTTGCAAGATAAGTCTTTGTGTTGGAAATGGTGTGAAGGCTGCGCCTGTATTTGTGTTGTCGTAATCTGCCATGCTTCTGGCTCCTTTCTCAAAGTTAAGTGGGTGGTTCTTGGGGAAACCTGCCACCCATCAGGCCGTATAACCATTAAAGATATAATGTACCCCAAGAATTAGAAATTAATCTCTTGAACATTCCCTCCTGTTCGCGGCTTACTTGGGGAGCCGCTCACCTTTCGGGAAGCATCGTTACCATCATCATCTTCAGTAGGAAGATTGAGAATGGATAGTATACCATAGCGTCTAGCGTAGGTAATAGCACTGCCCAAGCCCTGCATGTCCTGCTTGCTCAAGACAACAGGCACTTTGGTCTGCAAAGTAAACCCACTCTCATGGAATAGCTCAGTAGATACATACGCACCGAACTCATCCTTGCCGCAGATATGACTCAGGAAGAATCCGTTGTTTTGCAATGGTGGTGTTACTGCTTCGATAACATCCTCGAGCGTAGCGTAGTGGCTCTTGAAGTGAGGATTGCTGCCTTTCTTTTTGATAGGCTGTATTTCATTACGCACTTTGATTAATAACTTGACGTGATCTTTCATTGATTTCTCCTTGTTATTCTAAGTGATCCACGTTTGTCTCGTTTCACCGAGATCTGGTCGTTGTATACTTCTCGTTCGTTATCACCGACCATTTGCTTAAGGTCTTTCTTTGCGTTTTCAAAGACCCTATTCTTTTCGTAGTAGTTGACGTATGTGATTGCGGCATAGCAGAACTGGTTGTCTCTGCTTGCGTCTCGCACCACCATGTTGTCGATCGGTATGTGGTTTGTGCTGAGTGTCGGTGTGTCAATACCAATCGGCTCTTCATTGCGTAACACGTAACCCCAGAAGTCTGACACCACTGCCCACATTGAATTGAAATACTCATCATCGTATGAGACAAATGCTGACTCCCATTTATTGTTCCCAAAAATTACTGACATCCATATACCCTCAGAGTTAGATAGATAGCAGTACAGTTGTAGTTGCGGCATGTAGTATTTGATAACATCATCCATGTTGTTGTAAGCATTGGTATGCTTTGCCTCTACTGGGTTGTGACCATTCATTGCGTCAACAGTACCCTTGACTTTGACTTTACCAATCTCTTGCTCGTAAGCAGATTGAAAGCCACCAAGCACACACCCATGCTGACTAGCAAACCAATCCAAGTTGAACTGCTCAGTATGTACGCCAAGTTGAACAGCAATATTATCAGACAAATCTTCTGGCTCAACACGACCGGTCTTTACCTGCCATAGTTCTAGCCAGTTACCCTGCATAATTTTTACACAGTCAGAACCGCCTATAAAACCTTTACGCTCCATTAATTATCTCCGTCATTGTAAGGTCTTGTGTACTGCGTTTGTGCAGTAGGGTCAAGGTATTTCTTGAAGTCATCTTCAGTTATATCTGTCATCTCAATAAGTTGTTTCTTGCCTTTGCCTTTGAGCCAATGCTCACCGACATCTTCTCCATTCTTAATTCGATTAGCCATAATCTTGTGCGTATCAATACGCCAAGTTGATTTGTAATATTCAGCAGCTAAACTTGGAGAGGTACTGGCACGTTTGACATGTGCATCCCAAGACGCACCATCACCTGACAGTCTTTTGAACTGAGCCATTATGTTACCTCCCAATACAAAGCATAATGCTTCCCTTCTTTGTTAGCTATCATGGCTTTATCAATAACCATGCCGCTATCTTTTAGGTCTTTGATACGTGCAGCCAATCTAAAGCAGCCGAACATTTCTAATGCTTGTATTGCGTTGATGGTATAACCTTTTTCAAGGTGAGCTTTGATCGCTTTGTTCTGTGATTCCATCTTGATTCTCCATTAATTGTTCAAACATTTCACCAGACATAATTACTAATGTTTGCGGAGTTCCCCTCCGTCTTTTATAGAAGGCTATGTCTCGACCTTCTAATACTTTGAATGGGCTTGGGAAGTTTGATACATCCCTATACTTTACTTCTCCCACCAATTCTTTTCCTTTGAGTTCGAGCTTGATGTCTCCCGAATACTCTCCTCCCAAGCTACCACTGAGCGGTTGCCTTTTCGCTTTGATCCCGATTTCCGTGAGCCATTTGACAAACCACTTTTCATGGTAAGTTCCCTTAGTTTTGTTTCTATTAGCCACGGCTCATCCTCATAACAGTGCAAACATACAAACCAATGCTTTACCATTGTTGCTTCATGATTGCCTTTTAGTATTGCAACATACCAATATGTAGTGTCTCCACATAATTTGCATCTTGCTGGTTTACCTCTTAATCGCTTCGATGTCATACTCTAACGCTTCCAACCAACACATTAACATAAACCCAGAAGGCATACGCTTGAACTGCTCCCACTTGTGAACCAAAGATTCAGTGCAACCAATCTTACGCGCTAAGCTTTCTTGGCTTAAGCCCCTTTCGTGCCGAGCGTCTATTAACAACCTGACCAGAATCTCGTAGTTGTTTGGTACGCTTGGCCGCTTCGTCTCTTCTGTGCTGCTCATCTATCGCATCTAAAACAGAACATGCAGTATCGAATCGCATCTCTGTTGTTCCATTGATTGTTCGGTAGTATGTAGAAGTCGGAAGTCCTGCCATTTTAAATGCGTGGAATAAGTCTACGCCTTTAAGTTTTGCTTGATCTCTGACTGTATCTAAGTATGTCTGCATACTGCATGTATGGAGCAACACAAAACCAGATGTCAAGGGCGGCAATAGGGAGACACACACCGCCCATGACATTTTTACTATACCTCCTCTGTTATTTCATTCAAGTTCTGCCCAGTGCCTAAACAATCTGGGCAATCAATTTGATCTACGTCAATAACTCCAACGTCACGATCAAAACTCATTGGTCTGTGAACCTCACGCTCAATATAACCATCGCCACCACATTCTTTGCAGAACATATCTTCAACCTCCTTATGCTCGAGAGGTTCCCAGAAAACTTTTCTGAATATGTCATTCAACATGTGATCCATTGCATCAATATGGGATTTCGTCATTTAGTTCCTCCAGACTTTCTTGATAGCGTTCTTCCCACGCTGCTATTGCTCTGCGTTCAAACTTATCCGCATCGAATCTTGGGTTCATGCGTTTAAGTTTTTTCGATAGCTCCTTAATATTGGTAGGCCAGTGCATGAATGGTGCGATTTCATCCGCAACAAATTCAAAGTCTCGTCTAGTCCAACGTGCCATTTGTTTTCTCCTGTTTGGTTGGCATTACAACAATAAGCTTATCATCAAGCCATTCTTTATTTTCTTTTGTGTTGCCCATTTCTTTTAGGCACTTTTCTTTCAAAAGCTTTTCTAACTCATTCATCATCTTTCTCCTTTTCCCATTGTTCGTGGAACTCTCTCCAAACTTTTATCTTTGCTTTTCTAATTGCAATAAAGTCAGATAAATAAATATCTTCAATGTTATCCCAAGTATCAAAGAGTTCAGTCACAGCATCATACAAATTACGATAGAGTTTTTCTTGATGCTTGTTCATTAGTCCATCCTCGTAATAAAATAATCATTCTCTTCTGGCACTGGCAGTGCAACAATAGCGTATTCGAAAAAGTAAACTGTTCCCACTGGCGTATCGTATGCAGCAAGATAATCCATATCTTCATCTTCTTCGTATTCTGATATGAGTTTCTTGCCGACTAGTTTTGAGCCAAACTTATATAGTTTACCAAAGCCATACTTCTCCGTCATATACTCAACCAGATCACATTGCTTGTGCTCATCATCTGGTTGAGCGCAGAAGTCTCTTACCCAGTATGGTAAGAAACCTAATGCTTGCACGGCTCTGTGATGATTTATTGGATCTATCTCAGGGTTAATAATTAACATCTATATTCTCCTTTATTAATAACAGTATGCTAGCTGCTTAGTTGCAGCTAGTCATTAGTTACGTAACGTCACAAAGTGATGATGGCTTACGCCACCATCTTCTTTATGTTCGCTACTTTCTTGGCGAGATCGGC